AAGGCGCAATCGCCGCCAAGACCGTGACCTATGACTTTGAACGTCTGATGGAAGGCGCTAAGCTGCTGAAATGTTCAGAGTTTGGCGACGCGATTATCGCGAATATGTAATCAGCGATCACTGATTGAAGACAGAAGGGAGCCAAGTGGCTCCCTTTTTTACGATCGTTCAAAATCTTTCCCCAAAACTTTCCCCAAAATTCCTCCCCAAAACTGGCTTAAAATCATACTGCTTTTTGACCTACAACGAGCCAGTCTTTACCCCGGTCATCGTTGTATTTATCCGTCATTTTTTTCGATTTGTGGCCCAGTAACTTCTGAGTATCTAGGCCCTGCTCCCGGTATAACCGTTCTGAAAGAGATCTCTGTTCGTGGAAGGTTGGGGCGCTTCCTTCATCCCATGCAAGACAACTTTTATCCCGAGCTTTTTTAAATGTTGAAGTCAGAGTTTTCGTGGATACTTGATCACCACGGTTAGCCTGAGAGGTGGTATGTCTGAAGTGGACCAGATATTTACTAACCACCGCATCTCTACATTTTGAAACAACATCGCGTAGCGAAATATCTAGTACTTCATTTCTTAGTGAGAGCGGAATGGCAAGGCGAGTACCTGTTTTTTCCTGCACAATATGTAACATATCATCCCAAATATCTGTGAATTTCATATTACAAATATCACCTATGCGCTGGCCGGTTACTATTGCGAGTAACATTCCGCACTGCAAATATGGCTGTTGATGCTCAGCGCATTCATAAATAGTCTTCCATTCCTCCAGTGATAAACGTTGTCTAGTAATTTTGTTTCGAGGTTGCTTAGTGGCCTGGGCAGGGTTATAACCTGGCGGAACATGTCCAGCATGCTGTGCCTCTTTAAATACATCAATTAATACCATGCGAACAATTTGAGCCATTCTATTATGACCCTCAGCCTTAACCGCATCTGTTATTTCGGAAATATCTAGTGCTGAAATGTCTTTCAGATATTGCATGCCGCAATGCTCACGAAAAAGCCGGATAGGTTTAGCTTTTTGCCTAAAAGAATTTGGTCGAAGTTCGTTGTGTTTCAACCTTTCCTCCTGCACGGATTCATATTTATCAAGCCATGCTGTCACTGTAATGTCCGCGCGGTTTCCTTTCATACGCGACAGACGCTCGTTAATACTAAGGATCTGCCTAGTTCTCTGCTCTGCGATGATCGTGTTTGCTTCACTTGCCACCTGCTTTGCCTCAGCTTCATCTGTGCCGAGGCTATGAAAACGCCCCGAAATAGGGTGTTTGTATTGCCAGTAAACTTTACCGGTGCGTTTATCAAGCTTGCAATACAGGTTTGGGATAGAGATTTTATGAGTGCGCGGTCTAGCTGCCATCGTTAATTATCCGTCTCAATTTTGGGTTTACATTTATTGGAAGTTGAGGTTCAGCAACTACACCTATAAAACGAGCTTCTCTGTCAACCATCCAGCGCCGTCCAACTCGCATCGGTGGTGGCGCTATCATTTGACCTTTAGCGTATTTTTTTAATACTCGCTCGCTAGGGGCTTCACTACCGAATTCATCTTTCGCCCATTCGAGTAAAGAGACCATACGTGACATTTTTTCTCCATACACCGGCTGCACCCGGTTATCGAATATTATAAGCACATGACGAACAACCACTGCGTAGCCCATCAATACAGGTTTTACATAACGGGTGATCTTTATGTTTACCTGCATTTAATTGGTGGACAATTTCCACAGGAATAAGCACTGGTAACGGAACATGAAGCGAATGTCTGCGAAGAACTGACAGTTCGTTTGCATGTTCAAGGGCTATGGCTTTCCAGTCATCTGCCTCTGCTTTATACCAGGCTAGATCCTCACGCATACTGCGCCAACGCCGGCGTTTAAGTTTGCTGGGCATCAGTCTTAATCCTCGTTTTCGAAATTCGTCCATTCCATATCATCAGGAATGCCAGGACTAAGCAGCGGATTAGTTGCAGCCAACATTTCACCAGCTGCACGGCGACGCTGAGCCCGGCGCAGAACTTCGTAAATTTCGAAAACTTCTGTGCGCTCGTCACCGATATCAAGCTCACATGCCAGAGTATGAAAATCTGTAGTGAGAGCCTGAAGCCTTTGAAATAATTCGGCTTTACTCACCTTTCACCTCCCGCTGGGCGGCTGCGAAGTGATTAATGGCCTTATCCCAGATTTCTTTGATGGTGGTCCAGTCAATCGGCATGGTGCTCGTCCAGGTTCCCTCGCCGCTGCAGTCGTCGCACCCTTCACCAAAACACTCATGGCATGTCAGCGTATATTCAAGATTGAATTCCCCGAGAAGCGCTGCTTTCGCACCGTTCTCAGCGGTTAGCCTCATCGGCACCATCATGTAACCATCCGGAATTACCGGAGAGTTGCCAGCCTGGAGCATGGCGGCGCGGCAGGCGTTCCAGCCTTTCACCTCTGCTATAGCCGCTACAGCATCAACGGCGTACATGCTCAGCGGATTAGGCATTGGCTTTTCCTCCGGCACTACCGGCTGCTGCGCGTGGATATAGAGCGGCGCTATGTTTCGCTCTAGGTCGGTAATGACGCTCCATATTGGGACTGACTCGACGCCTTGTTTCGCCATATCACGATAACTGTCGGCATACGCCAGCACAGGGTTGCGGACCGGCTCGCTGTCTATTACGGCCAGCGCGATTCGAGCCAGCTCCTCAGCCTCTTCAGCTGGCAGCATTACGTTGCTTCCGGCACCGTAGGTGTCACGCCATGATTTAATTTTTTCCAGACGTTCTCTGGTTAACTGGTTATTGGTCATTGGCTGATTCCTTACCGCTACTGACAGACAAGTTTTTATTCGCGATGGCATCCATCAGGCGTGATGCTGCAGCTTTCTGAGATGAGACATTCGCAATGACCGTTGGCCTTGTTTTCTCGCAGCTGGCGCAAATACCATCCCATGATGAAATGAGGAAGAAATCTTCACGTTCGGCAATGCCGGTATTCATTACCAGGTCCTCAATCATCAGCGTGACCCCGCGAACTCCCCGTCCTTCGCTTAACCTCTGCACGGCGTAGCCGAAGGCGTTAATCATCACAGCATGGAACTGGATATACTCGCGTTTGTACTCGGCCTGGTTCGTACCTCGGCGAATATCATCTAAACCAGTCAGCATCAGCCAGGCATTCCACAACCCCTCAAGATCATCTTGTGAACATGAACCGGAAAATTTTGCAGTAGCATCACTAAGGGCTTTGAAGCTCACCCACTTGTCACTTTTCGCGGGAACGACGTTATGCTCAAAATCGGTGACTTCAGAAAATACGCTGTGTGAACTGATAAAACTAACCATCTCCTGCGCGTTCTTATCACGACCGTTATAGGCCATATTGATAGCCGCAGAAGGTTTCGAAACATTGTTGTTAATGTCGGAGAAAAACTGCTGCCGTGTCTTCAGTGGCAACTGGAGAGTAAGCATCATCGGGACATGGATCGGTTCATCAATGGTGCGACAATATTCCGCAATACCTGCTGCGCGATGCTGACCATCAAACAATTTAATCTCTGCGTCCATCGGGAAACGGGCCACCCCGACATTAGTGTTTCCGAACTCTTCGAATTCAACATACGAATCGCAGTTACCTACCAGCGGTGGAATGATAAATGGCTCTTTGTTTTCGTATGCTTCAACAAGATACTGATAAAACTTTTTCGCCCTGGCTGGGTTCAGTTCTCGCTGCGAGCGTTCAAGAGTGTCCCCGTAATTATCGCTGGCGAGAACTCGCGTAAGGGTCCGTGCAGGAACAGTCAGCATCAGGACAATTGAACCGCCCTGAGTTCCACGTGATGCAGGAAACTCAAAGAAATGATCTCCTACTTTACTCATAATGTTACCTCCCCAAGTACCCAGCGCAGAGCATCAGCGTATTCACCGTTGGCAGCATCGAGGGCTTTTGTGATTTCTTTGCGAGTTTTAAGGCGCGGTTTCTTATTGCCGAGGACCTGGCGCTGACGACGCGCTTTTTCATGACCGGTAGTGCCAGCGGTCGCCGCTTCGATTTCGGCTACCTTTTCTCGCTGTTCTTCGGGTTTCAGTGATGCCAGTTGCCGTGCCTGGGTAACGGTCACTGCGCCGGACTCTACCGCGTCTTTGACTGCCTGAGTGGCATCCAGAAGGGATAGCGTAGCGCGTACAGTGGGGACACTGACGCCGAACATCAGCGCGAGGTCTTCCTCGTCATGCCCGCGCTCCAGCGCATCAGCCATCTTTTTGGCCCTGCCCAGTGGTGTGTCGGCCTGGCGGATTTCGTTTGCGCTGACCATTGCCTGAGCCATGCGAACAGCAGAACCGCGTTTAGTGACAGCCGGAACTAGCAGCGGAGTTTTACCCTCTTTGGCCAGGCGTCTGTTAGCCTCCAGGGTATGACGGACACGCTGACGGCCATCAACCACGCAGGAGTACCCAGTTTCCGGGTCTTTCCAGACAATAATCGGCTCCAGAACACCCTGGTCTATGATGTTCAGCACCATGGCTTCACTGAGAGGTAAGTGAATACGTTCATCGTAAAGCGGGTGAGCCTTGTCAGTGACAATATGCAGATTTTCCGGCTCGAACATCAGAACGTTTGTCTTGCCGCAGGCGCCATAAGCATCGATCGAGTTTTTAGCCATTTCTGTTTTCCTCGCTCAGGTTCGCTATCATCGCGGCCATAGCGGTGTTCTGGTCCATTGCCTCTGTAAGGGCGACAAAGGTCACATCCAGCCTTGACGCTATGTCTTGCATTAATTGGGCTGCTGCTGGTGGTAGGTCAGGTGCCGTAGCGTACGCTGCAACAACCAATTCTTTCACTTTCACATGTGCCATTAGCGCCGCTCCATCAGTTGGTTAAAGCGGTTCATGAACATGCCGTAAGACTGACCAGGGCGGACGGGATTAATCACAAATTGGTCGGTGGGAATAATGCCTTCGAGCATCGGCCAGTGGGTGCCGTCGTCGATTTCAAAGTCGCGACGTTCGCTGGCCAGCATCACAAGGTCGGCATACTTCACGGTCGGGTGCTGCTCAGATGGCAGGCCAAATTTTTGACGGATAGCAGCATCAACCCGATCCTCAATGGCGCGGTAGTCCGGGAGCAGGCGTTTAAGCGGTGCTGGAATATCCTGCAAATAAGCCTCTGCGGCATCGTGCAGCAGTGCTTCAAGTGCAAACTCCTGTGGTACCAGGTGACTGATTAACACGCTGTGCTGACCGACGCTGTAGAACTCCGGAAGATGGCCAGCAAAGCGGCAAATATTCGAGAGCGCGTTAGCGATATCTTCGATCTCAATGGCATCCAGCTGGATATCGAGATAGTTAAAGTGCTTGCCTGTGAACGTTTGAATAAAGCTCATCGTATTTCTCCATTTAATTGCGCTCTGCACAGCGCTGATTTTTGGGTGTAGGAATCCCTCGCCAGGTGGCGATTAATTACAGGATTACGCTTTAATAAATCCCCGCAACGTCGGGGATTTAATGGAGAGCAATCAGGCTTTGAAGTTGCCGATAAAGGTTTCTACCGGCTTGCCGTGGAACTTGCCAACCAGCAGATCACGGAACTCATTGGCGATCGCTTCTTCCTGGGCCTCCAGTTGGACAATACGCAGAACGAAAACCGGGTCGCTACTTTTCAGCAGACTGTTGCGCAGGCTGAAACGACGTTCGCCCAGGCCTTCATAGGGTACACACTTAAACTCAAACGCGACCGGCATAACATCTTTACTGCTGGCTTCGATACTTTGCATCAGCGATTTTTTGCCGCTGAAATCACCGTCTTCATGATCGGCGGCATTAGTTTGCTGGATAGTGACACGGCGAACCGCCTGCGCTGCCTGTGCAATTTTCATTGTCTGTCCGTCAGCATCGAACGCAGTGAGATAGTCGCTCCAGTCTTCGAGCCATTCGGCGATTTGCTTCTGATTAAGGTGATCGCCGTTGATCGACAGTAACGCGCGGAAGGGCGCTGTCTTCTTAAGCTTGATCGAGGCGACGTTATCAGCGTGGCCTGGGTTGTCCAACGTGCCGATATTGAAGATAGAACGAGCCAGCATGTTATCGGCATCAATAAAGCAACGTGCTTTTTCTTCTTCCTGGGCATAAGCGACAGAATAGCGAACGAAATCATCAATGCTGGTCGTGTCCATGGTACCGCGGAAACGGAAACGCTCAAGAGCAAAACGCTCCAGGCTTTCAACGCTGGTATTCTGCGGTAGCAGGGCGGTCGGACAGGCCAGGCTGTGGATATCGTTCAGGTGATAACCGGAAAGCACTAGATCTTTAACCTGCTGAAAAGTACCGCTGTCTAACTGAGACATAAAAATTCCTTATTAACTGATTAGCGAAGTGGTATCAGTGAATTTGTACGTGCGGTTCACTGAGCCGCTTTAAGCTTTCCGTCCACCGCGCCGGTGATACCGAAGAGTTGCCCCTGATCCTCCTGCAGGATTGTGAGCTTGCCACCTTTGTTAACCCACATTGGTGTTTCGGTGGTGTCCTCCTCCGACGCTTTGCCGCGGGGAGTTGGGGTGCTGTAGTTCAGCTTGTGCTTAATCTTGACGCGCTTCTCTTCAACAGAGTTGCCCATACGCTCAAAATCAAAGGTGAGGACTACCTTGCCTTTGTTGCCGTTGTTCAGAACGCCGAGCGCGGTGGTATTAAGAGCCGCCGCAATCTTGTTCATGAATATGCCGGCGTCCAGTTCGCCCAGGAAATCGGGCACGACTGTCATGCGATCATTACTCATGGTTTTACCCTCTCGAAAGGCGGCTGCCACCGCCGGGAATTTCTCCGTACACAACACAGAAGAGTACCTGCGGTTTGGATGCCGCCCGGGTGGATTGGGTAATGAGCCCGTCGCCCGGTGATGCTCTTTTGTATTGTGTAAAAAGGGCGGTTATCCATCACAACGTTATCCTCTTCCTCCTTTGGATAGTGGAAAACTGGATAACCGCCAAGACCACACACAGCACAGTTAACTAGGTTGTGGCGGTGGTGCCTCCACCTGCCGGGTTTAGCCAGTAACCGGCGACGTACACTTCCCGGAAACGCATTCATTGAACGGGTTTGGCTCGTCACGTGCGCATAGCCGCAATTACCACAACGGAAAGAGCACTCCGATCTTCTACCAACGCCCCGTCGTAGCTTTTCGGCGCATCCACATGGCGCTTGGGTTTCAGCCTCGTGTGGCGGGAATGCTCTTACCTGTTGTGTCCCGGACTCTTCCCGGGCGTCACACCTTTTCGCCGCGCTGGTGGGGCGCACGTCGTGCCTGAAACACCTGGCTTGCACATTCCGGTGTTCTGAGAGTTGATGGATAAAGGGAACTCTCAGGCCGCTGACGTTGCATGTGCCATACAACGGTCGTGAATATTGCCGTTCACAACTGGAAGCGCACTCCTTCGGTTACAAACCAGTCCCCACGACGGATGAAGATGGAATGCGCTTTCATGTTGTGTGCCTGCTTTTATCCACGTCAGGCGTGTACCCCTACAGCGAGAAATCGGTTAACATCTATTCACCCCTACAGAGCGATGGATTTTCACCGATGGACAACAATTGGTTGCAGGAGTTATTCCGATCTTTCCTGCGTGACATAGACTTTAGGCGTCTAATGCACATGCTTATTATCTTCGTCGTACTGCTTGTTGTTCTTCCTGAGTCGCTGAAGCAATCTATCGGTGCTCACAACCCAGAGTTCCTCCCAGCATTCAGCCTGTATTACGTGCTGGTTGTTTGCATCAGCTTCTTTTTGTCTTCTGTAACCAGCTTTACAACGCAATCTGCGATGCAGTTTTTGATTGGACAGGCTCGTAACCTCAAAGTCGCTTTACTGTCTACTCAAGAAAAAGAGTGTCTTTCATACATTATTGAAACCGGACAGAATGTTGTTTATCTAAAAAATCACAATCCAATCATCGAGTTATTGGTTCATAAAGAAATTCTTCAGCGAACCTATGACATCAATTGTGGTAATGGTTCGGACGGCTACGTGATATCCAGCAAATACCACTTCTATGTTGTGAAGCATTTATCTATCAGATAGTTGCCTTAATAAATTCATAAAGCATCACCGCGAATCATCCCGGTCTTCATATGCCCCGGGCGGCTACTTCGTGGGCGTCCTGCCTGTCCGCTGTTTCTTTTAGGTACATTATGTACCGATGGGGTACATTGTCAAGTGTAAAAAAACCCGCCGCAGCAGGTTTAATAGTCTTTGTTATGTTTTCGTTCGGTATCGTCTTGGTTTACCGGAAAAAATTACGGTACCAATGATAGAGCAATTACCATTGATTTTGATGTAAGGTTCTGGCCAGTTTGAGTTAAGTGCTTTTAGATACCGTTGTCCTGCATCTTCAATCAACCGTTTAAATGTAGTCTCACCAGAATCGTGCATTAAGGCGATCACATCATCTCCATGCACTGCTGAAACTTCGGGATCAACAAAAATCATATCACCTGGCCTATATTCGTCGATCATTGAGTCGCCAATAACACGAAGAATATAAGTCATCGGCCCACAAGGAACAGGGCATGGATAGTTTTCAGTGCTATTCAAATCAACCTCAGCATAGCCAACTTCGGTCCATGCTCCTGCTTGTACCCAGGATATAACCGGAACCATGGTGATATTTCTATTCGTATCAGAGACATCGGGCGTTTTAGCAACATTAGTGGTTTGATGTTCCTGATCTAACCACCCAGTAGGTAAGTCAAAACACTTTTCAATGTGCCTTGCCATTGCATCGCCGATGTTTTTAGTGGCGCCATCTCCCATGAACCGGCTGGTTTGAGTCGGCTCGCGATCAATCATATTGGCGAAGTAAATATTACCGCCAACACCATCACGCAATTTTCTGGCGTTTAACCGCCTGATTTCCTGGATTGTTTTCATATTGAAATTAAACCGTGTGTACCTTCTAGGTACAAGTACCTTGAAGGTTCATTTCTTTCGTGTAATATGTACATGGGAGGTACATATATGAAAGAGTTCTGGGATTCATTAACTAAAGAGCAACAGAGCAATTTAGCTGCAAACGTTGGCTCTACACCCGGTTATCTGCGTTTAGTTTTTAACGGCTACAAAAAAGCCGGATTTGATCTGGCAAAAAAACTGGAAAAAAGCACATCCGGTGCGATCACCAAGTTTGATCTCCGACCAGATATCTATTCCAAACAATAACATTTGGTTTTAGCAGCGTTAACCACAGACGTAGGGGGTAAGCAGTGGGGGACAAGCTTAAGAATATGTTTCAAGTGCTGGAAAATCTTGCACCCGGTTCGGTAAAGCATAGTCATGATGGCCGAACGGTTACCCTGATTGGCTGGCATTTAGAAGAGTTTAATCAGCCCTGTGATGATCAGTACGAATCCAATCAAATCAAAGATATTCCCAATAAGACAGGCGTTCCGTGGATGCCCAGATATCTTGCCAGTCGGACGGTTAAAGGGATCCAAGGTCAACACCTCCTGATAAGGGTGATTCATCCATTCGCCAAGACCCCAAAAGAAAAGTCCAGAGGATATGAAGCCTGTGACTGCTGTGGGGTACGCGGGAAGGAGTCCGGCACCGTTGAGAAGAAAAATAAAAGCGCCTATCAGGATCATAACTTTGTACCAGTAATCCAGGGAAAGTTTGGCGAGCGGGTTCTGCATTTTTTATCCCGTTTTTTTCGATAGGTCATTGATTTAGAAATCATACACCAACAGAGGTATAGAGCAATGATTGAACAACACTGGAAAGTCGAAAAGCAGCCAGCATGGCTGGTGGCGGCGATCCGTAAAACAATAGCCGCGTTACCTGGTGGCTATATCGAAGCCGCTGAGATTCTGGATACCACCCAGGACGCGATCTTTAACCGACTGCGTGCTGGTGGAGATCAGATATTCCCTATGGGCTGGGCAATGGTCTTGCAGAAGGCCGCAGGTGTTAGCTACATCGCCGATGTTTTTTCGCGTGAAACCGACAACGGAATCCATGTATCTGGCGCTGCTCATGAAGACGAGAACGAAGAGATTGGTTTGAAGCTGGCGGAGCTGGTGGGTCAGCTTGGCGAGTTGGTCAGCGCCTATCGGGAATATATCGATGATGGGGTGGTTACACATGGCGAGTGGCAAAGCCTGAATGATATCGCCTACCAGTTCCGGGTCACGTTGATGACGTTTCTCAACCTGATTTCTCGTGTTTATTGTCTGCCAGAAAAGAGTGACGCCCGCGAGTGTGCAGCTCCGGGCGTCGTGGCGAATAAATCTTTGTGTATGGAGAAATAATCCGCATGAGCAATTTAATCGTAAATCTTCAATTACCGCAACTACGGATGTACCCGATCCCGGGCGTTTCGTCGTTTCGGTATGAGCGCATTGTATGCGGTAAATGGGTCGAGTGTAACCACAGTCGGGCACGCGGGGTTGTGGGGGTCTTTAACCGGAGGGCTAAAGCGCTATGCGAGAAGTTAACCGGAAGTTCAAAGACCACTATGGCAATCCAGTCAGAGTTATCCGCTGGGAGCCTGAGACACGTCGCGTCATCTACCTGCGGGAAGGCTATTCCCACGAGTGCTTTAGCCCACTCGATCAGTTTCAACGCAAGTTCAGGGAAGTAGAGGGCAGCCATGAGCAGTAAATTACACGGCCTCGTATGGGAAGCATGCGCTTTCAAAGGGCTGATAATCTCAGAAATAGCGGTCATGGCTCGCCTGGCAGATTTCAGTAATGACGAAGGTGTGTCATGGCCAGCGGTAACCACTATTCAGCGACAGATCGGCGCCAAGAGCGAGAATACTGTCCGCAGCGCTATCAAAAAGCTTCAGGCTAAAGGCTGGCTGAAGAAGCAGGAACGGCGCGTGGGCGGAAAGAATAATTCGAACGTTTATAAACTCAATGTTGACATGCTGGAACGTGCAGCAGCTGAAGCAAAAATCTTCTACGCAACGCCACGTGAACAATCAAAATTTGATGCCTCAGAATTTGAGGGTTCAAAATTTGAGGGGTCAAATTCTGATGCCTCAAATAATGGGTCTGTACCCCCTCAAATATTGCGGGAGGACCCCTCAATGGTTGAAGGCGATCCGTCATTAGATCCGTCATTAGATCCGTCATCTAAAAAACCTTCTTGTCGGGCTCCTGCGGAACCCGACGATAAGCCGGATCCTGAAGTTGTTATTACCGATAACGCGATCGAAGTTCTGGCACACCTGAATCTGGTCAGCGGTTCCCGTTACCAGAAATCTAAGACCTCACTGGAGAACATTCGCGCGCGCCTCCGCGAAGGTCATACCGTTAGCGACTTGAAACTGGTAATCGACGTCAAACATGAGCACTGGCATGGCAACGACGAGCAATACCAGTACATGCGACCCGAGACACTTTTCGGCCCTAAAAAATTCGAGGGATATCTGCAAAGCGCTATCCGTTGGGATGCCAAAGGCCGCCCGCCAAGGGAGTTGTGGGACAAAACCAGACCGCGGGATGTTAATTCAATTAGTCCAGTACAAACCACGATTCCACGGGGGTTCCGGGGATGAACATAGCCAAGTCGATCTTTGAATTTATTGAGAAGAATCCAGGCAAAATGCTGCGCGATATCACTGCGGCATTTCCTGAAACCAAACCGGTAACAGTGAAGAGCGCTGTTCATCGCCTTTACTACGACGGGGAACTTGCCAGCGTTGAAGTTACTGGTGGGTTTATCTACTTCGTAGCGGGATCCATCGATATTGAAGAGTACCTGCCTGGTGGGCTTTCGGGGGAGATTCTTGCCCTTGAAGCGACAGCCAAAAAGCTGGAAGAGAAACGCTATTACCGCCGTGCGGCGACGGTATGGCAGCAACTTTGTGACAGCAACTGTACGGCTAAAGCAAGAGAGCGATACCTGCGTCTTAAGAATGCTTCTGTTCGAAACGCCAGAAACATGAATGATTCTGCCGGGTCATGCTATCTGGCTGGAAATTACTGCGGAGGTGACTTGTGCTCCGATTGAAGAAGATTTTGATAAGTCTCCGGCGCCTTGTGCGTTTGCATCACTGGCGTTACTGGTGGCAGCACGACGTTATTTTTCGCAGAAAATATGCACTCCTCAGAGATGACCTTTTCAGCTTTGATCGCCGTTACTGGTTACTGAGAGCACTTGTTGATGCTGATCAGCGCAGGGGAAAACTATGAGTCAGGAAGTACAAGAAGCAATGACCGCAGAAGAGCAAACTTTAACAAAAACCATCAGCCCTTATTGCCTGGCACTTGAGGAACAACGCCAGCGTAGTGCGCATTATTTGAAAGAAGTCGGGGATCAATGGCGTACCCCTGATCTGCTGTTCTGGGGCGTTAACGCTATGTTTGGCCCGCTGGTACTGGACCTGTTTGCAGACGACAGCAATACAAAATGTCCGGCATGGTATACCGCTGAAGATAATGCGCTGACGCAGGACTGGTCTGGTCGTTTGGTAGAACTCGGAGGAGCGGCCTTTGCTAATCCGCCGTACAGCCGTTCGCAGTACCATGAAAAACAAGCCATCACTGGCATGACTCATATTATGAACTATACCGCCGAGCAGCGTGAAAAGGGTGGTCGTTACATTTACCTCGTGAAGTCAGCAACAAGTGAAACATGGTGGCCGGAATATGCCGATCACATCATGTTTATTCGTGGTCGTATTGGATTCGATCTCCCAACGTGGTTTGTGCCGGCCGACGAAAAGCAGAAGCCCACCAGCGCATTCTTTGCCGGGGCCATTGCGGTATTTGATAAGACCTGGCGCGGTGAACATTTTAGCTATATCGATCGCGTTGAGCTGGAAGCAAAAGGGCGCGCAAGTATGGCGCTGGCTGAGTTTGCTGCAGGAAAATTCCTGTCACCAGTTTCGCCAGTTCAGTCTCCTGAAGTGATCATCCCCGATGCTGTTGCATCATTGGCTGAGCCTGAATCCCGGATCTGGCCACTGGAAGTTGGACTCGTCTTTGGACAGGTACAAGGCGCAGAGGATCTGGAGTTCTCCCAGCAGAACAAGCTGAAGGCCCACATTAACCAGTTGTGGCTGGAGCGCGTGCCCACCAGCGAAATCATCACCGTTGCTGGTGGGCTGGTCGGCAGCATGAGGGGGACCGCTCATGCGTGAGATTATTGTCGATAATTTTGCTGGTGGCGGTGGCGCCAGTACAGGTATTGAGCTGGCGATAGGGCGTAGCGTTGATATCGCGATTAACCACGATGTTAACGCCGTTGCTATGCACCGCACTAACCATCCCGACACGCTTCACTATTGCGAAAGTGTGTTTGATGTATCCCCATTAGCCGCTACCAGTGGCAAGCCTGTCGGCCTGGCATGGTTCTCGCCTGACTGTCGTCACTTTTCTAAAGCGAAAGGTGCTAAACCAGTAGAGAAAGCTATTCGAGGGCTGGCATGGATCGTCATTCGTTGGGCGCTGGATGTTGGCCCGCGAGTCATGATGCTGGAAAACGTCGAAGAGTTTAAAACGTGGGGCCCGTTACTCGCGGCAGAAATGCGACCGGATCCGGCACGCATCGGTGAAACTTTCAATGCATTTGTCGGGATGCTTACCACCGGTATTCCAGCAGATCATCCTGCACTGGTGGAGTGTTGCGAGTTTCTGGAGTTTTCACCGGATAGCGAGCAGGCCAAGCGCTTAATTGCCGGGCTGGGTTATGTCGTCGATTTTCGCGAGCTGCGCGCCTGCGATTATGGCGCGCCGACCATCCGTAAGCGGTTCTTCATGGTGATGCGCCGGGACGGGAAACCGATAGTCTGGCCGGAAGCCACGCACGGGGATCCGAAGTCTGCCGCCGTGCTGGCGGGCCAGCTTGAGCCGTGGCGTACAGCTGCGGAATGCATAGACTGGTCAATCCCCGCGCCGAGCATCTTCGGTCGCAAAAAGTCACTGGCAGAGAATACGCTAAAACGGATTGCCCGCGGCATTCAGCGCTTTGTTATCGAAAGTGCTTCGCCATTCATTGTGAAGTGCAATCACACAACGACACGTGGCAAATACGACTGTTTCCGGGGACAGGCGCTGGACGATCCGCTACAGACGATTACGAAAACCCACGGCTACGCAATTGCGGTACCTCATCTGACAAAATTCCGAACCGGAGCTACCGGGCAGGAAGTCACCGATCCGTTGCCGACGGTGACGGCCGGTACCGCAAAACGCCCGGGCGGGAATGGTCACGCTATGGGTATTGTTGAAGCAGAGCTGGCTCCGTTCCTGGCTGGCAATGGCGGCAGCGAGTACCAGGCTAAACCACGCCCGCTCGATAAACCCGCTCACACCATCATGAAAGAATCGTTCGCCTGTGTCGTCGCTCCGGTTATCGCCCGGCAGTTCGGCGCCAGCATCGGACACCGTGCCGACGAACCTAGCGCAACCATCACCGCGGGCGGCGGCGGTAAATCGCAACTGGTATCCGCATTCCTGGCGAAACACTATGGCGGGAATTATCAGGGCGCCGGTATTGACTTGGATGAACCAGCTCATTCAGTTACTACCGTCGATCATCATGCGCTGGTTACTGCTCAGATTGTTGGTGTTGGCGGTCGCGCTGGGCAGAGCAGGCCACGTGACGTTAGCGAGCCATTGCAAACCATGACGACAAAGGCTGATGCCGCAATGGTTACGTCTCATCTGATCAAGCTCCGTGGTACATGCCGCGATGGCCAGCGCACTGACGAGCCGATGCCGACTATCACTGCTGGTGGCCAGCACGTAGGCGAGGTTAAAACGACTCTGGCAGTCGAGGACTATGACGAAGAGCGAGCGCAGCAGGTGCTGTCGTTCCTGCAGGAATACTGCGGAGAGGAATGCACCGGTCTGGTGGAAATCGGCGGAGTGACTTACCGCATCGTTGATATCGGCATGCGCATGCTGCAGCCACACGAACTTTACCGGGCGCAGGGCTTCCCCGAGTGGTACATCATTGACCAGGATTACCGCGGCGTGAAATACGCGAAAGATAAGCAGGTTGCGCGCTGTGGCAATGCCGTCCCGCCGCCGTTCGCCGAAGCGCTGGTACGCGCCAACTTACCAGAAATGTGCGTGAACAGAGAGGAGCAGGCAGCATGACTTCCTTGACCTTAAGGCAGCAGGAGGTCCTGGACCTCCTGATCGAATATCAGCGTAAACATGGTTTTCCGCCTACAACTTACGAACTGACCGGCATGCTGGGGTGCCGGTCCCCCAATGCAGCAGCAACGCACCTCAAGGCGTTGGAGAAAAAGGGTGTTATCACAATCACCCGAGGGGTTTCTCGCGGTATCAGTATCACCCCTTCGCTGTTGGCCAGAGAAATATCGGTCAATCTCAACAGCATCGTAAAAGTGAAACTTAATGAAGTTTCCCTCAGACATTTGGAAAAACAACACGAGCAGAATCGAATCCAGCACCCGAGGATCTTCGGGGACTTTTCGCCCCCGGTAACAGACGAAAATGGCTATACGTCAATGACCCTGTGGAGCCTTATGTCTGACCTTGGCCCGCTCTGCTATTGCGGAGGAGATGTTCCGTTTGAGTTGAAGATAGTGCTGGAGGCTGAATGAAATTTATTCTTCCATTCCCACCCAGCGTGAACACCTACTGGCGGTCCCCAAATAAGGGGCCCTCAAAAGGTAAACACCTTGTCAGCGCAGCCGGCCGTAAATTCAAACATGCAGTACGGTCAGCGATCATTGAGCAACTGCGTGCAATACCAAAACCATCTACCGCGCCAGCAGCTGTAGAAATTATTCTCTATCCGCCAGACTATCGCCGGCGTGACCTGGACAATTACAACAAGGCACTTCTTGATGCTTTGACTTATGCCGGTATCTGGGAGGACGACAACCAGGTTAAGCGTATGGCTATTGAATGGGGTGAAATCGTCGAAGGAGGCAGGGTAGAAATCACCATAGTCTGCTATCAAAAAGTGGTGGATACATGTACAGCTGTGGGTTGAAAGTTCGCCGATATGGCAGTAATGTCAAAGAGTGCAAACGAAACGGGCGTGCAGGCCCTTCGTCACATAAAAATGTATGGAGAAAGCTATGACTAACCACGTCATGGGTGCTGCTGCATCCAATAATCACACTTTTTTTGTTATTGATGGTATTTCTGTTCGTCGTGATGTCCTTGGTCGTTATTGCCTAAACGATCTCCATCGTGCTTCCGGCTCCCTTGACCGCCATAAGCCTGCATTCTGGCTCCGTAACGAACAAACTGCGCAATTGATAGGCGAGTTGCAAAATAGCAACTCGGATATTTCAGAACCTGTAAGTGTCATCCGCGGCGGAAATGAGCAAGGTACCTATGTTTGCCGTGAGTTGGTGTATGCCTACGCGATGTGGATCAGCGCTGTTTTTAATCTGAAGGTCATCAGAACGTTTGACGCGCTCCACACTGCTGGGGCTGCAACCGTCAATACCGATCGTATTCAAGCTGGCATAATCCTCCTGGAATCTGCAGCCAAAATGCTCAATCTCTCTAATTCGTCAAAGCTCGGGGCATATCAGAAGCTTCAGCAGGTAGCAGGGCTGCCTGATTTAATGCCTTCATATGCCATTGATGCACCAGCTGGCGCGCAGGATGGTTCCAGCAGACCAACGCTGTCTCTTAGCGCTTTGCTTAAAGCTAACAACATCAGAATGACCGCGAACCAGGCTTATCACCTTATGGCTGGTCACGGCATAGTCGAGCAGAAGGAGCGCCGCAGCCGAACGGGTATCAATGGCGTGAAAAGATTCTGGTCTGTTACGGCAAAAGGTTGTCTGTACGGTAAAAACATCACCAGCCCGGCAAATCCACGTGAGACGCAACCGCACTTCTTCGAATCGAAATTTCCTGAGCTTTTAAAGCTCATTGGCGTTGTCACGCAGTAAGGTGTGAACATGAGAATAACTCCCCCACACCTGCAACCAGTGCTTTCCAGGGTAAAGCGTTTTGTAGAGAGGCAACCAGAAGGCGCAACGCTAACCCACCTGACGCACAAAGTGGCGGCATACAGTGGGCTCAATCGCAAAGACAAAGAGACCCTGATCGAAATAATCCGGGAAAGCGGGATGCTCTGCGTGATAGATGATGGAAGGTCTACTACCTTGCACCACCCGAAATATGGTCACAAATCTGTGGCGCCTGTAATGACACCTCCTCAGCCGACGATGGAATGCAAAATGAATAAACAGCTCGAAGTAACTCCGGAAGCATTACGTAAACAGGCCGACGCCTTGATCAAAGCGGCAGAGGAAGCGGAGAAAAAAGCAGGGGATCGTGCAGAAATTAAGAAACAGCTCGATCCCTTGAAGTTGGAGATTCTCCAGGCATATGGAATGGCCAGCAGGAAGTTTGACGAGTTCGTAGATGCTATGGCTGAAGTTGGTAAAGCCGTGCAGAAGCTTAAAGATCTGACTGTTTAGGGGGGATTGTGCGAGCATTGCTTACTCCGGAAATTGTGCCGCGCCTGGGCGTTGTTCTTTTCAAACCAGGCCGCGAATTGATGTCTCTCTTTACCGGCGGCCGTGTCCTGATAGAGCGTCAGCCAGAGAAGATGAAAACACTGCCCACTGGGCGGATCGCCGATGCACGTCAGCCGCTTGCAGAAATGGACATTCTGCGTTTTTTCATGAGGAATGAGAGGGTTATTAACGCAGCTGGTGGAATTAACGCTCTTGAGGCCTGGCTTCTACGAAATGTCAGAGAGTGCCAGTACCCGCATTCCCACTATCACCACCATGAATTAGTGACTATGCGGCATCCGCCTGGCGCCATGGTTGTCTGCTGGCATTGTGATAATGAATTACGTGAGCAGACCACCGAAATGTTGTCAGAGCTGGCTTATCAGAATCTGGTTCAGTGGGTGATTGAAAGGGTGCTGATCAGCCTTGGATACAATAAGGAGCGCGAATTATCGATGGCGGAGCTCTGCTGGTGGGCTGTGAAATCCGGCATTGCTGACGCAATAACCGAGACGATGGCGCAACAGGCCTTAAGACTGCCTGAGGAACCTTTCCTGTCCGTTTATAAGGATAGCGATATTGTCCCGTCATTTGCTGCAGGTGAAATCCTTCAGGATCTTGTTGAGGGCATAGACCTGGCGGACGCCAGCGTACTCATTGAGCAACCTCAGATTGAAAGTAAACCCATTCTGAGGCTTAGTGTCGATCCGAACAGCCCCGAATCATTTATGCGCCGCCCAAAGCGCCGGCGCTGGACCTGCGAAGTTTACACACGTTGGGTTAAAACTCAGCCATGTGAATGCTGTAGGCAACCATCAGACGATCCACACCATATAATAGGGAATGGTCTGGGGGGAACTGGCACCAAGGCCCATGATCTCTTCGTGATACCACTGTGCAGAGTGCATCACGATGAATTACACGCCAATACATCAGAGTTCGAAAAGAAATATGGCACTCAGTTAGAGCTGTGGGCTCGTTTTCTGGATCGGGTAATGGGTATCGGCGTCATTGTAAAAGCTTGAGTGTATGGAGTACTGAGCATGAATATTGAATCAATTCCCAAATTTTTCGCGCCCAAAGGAATGCATATTTCCGATAGCGGTCGTGCAACCGCCAGCGAGCAACTCACTGTGACAGATGTAATGGCCGCACTGGGGATGACACAGGCAGAGGCAGGAATAGGCCTGTCAATGTTTTTGGGTAAAGCTGGAATCAGCGAACACGACAGAAAGGCATCCGTCAGTTGGTTGGCTGAATATGCAAAATCAAAAGCGCCTCGATCGATAAGAAAAGCAGCAGGGAAGAAGTTCCCGCTGTGTATGCTGATAATAGCTCGGTTCGCTTATAACGACTATGCCTCGTCTGCAGCTGACAGCGTAGATTGCAGGAAGTGTTCTGGTTCAGGCTTCATAAAAAAAACCTCAATGGTGGAAAAAAGCCACTACAAAATGAGATTACCGCAATGGGCAAAAGACCTCGGGCAGTCACCTTCGGATTTTGAAGTAAAACGTCAGGTGGAAGAGATTGACCATGTTCTCTGCTTCAAATGCGGCGGCACCGGGAAAATCAGCAAGCGATGCCAGTGTGGCGGTACGGGAAAAACCCTGGACCGTAAAGAGTCAGAGCTGCAGGGAGTGCCTGTCTACAAAGTATGTAAACGTTGTGAAGGCCGCGGTTATAGTCGTCCTAAGTCTTCGAATGCATACAGGGGTATGCTCTCTGAGCTGCCTGGTCTGCCAGAACGTACCTGGCGATATAGCTGGAAACCTTTCTATGAAAGTCTGGTTACAAAATGCTTTGAGGAAGAGAGTTATACCGACTCACAGCTCAAACGTGTGACAAAGGTGTCTGATTTGATAAATATCGCATAATTTAGCGACACGTTACTTGCAAAGTTGCCGCTTTTGTGTAATTTTATTTATAACGATGGGCTTTGTATGTTCAACGTTGATTAACCCGCCAGCGAGCGGGTTTTTTTATGGGCTAAAATCGATAAAATCTTCTTCTCTTTCAATTACTTCTTGCTGTATACCGTCACCAGAGTTATCTGTATGTCACGCCACTTTTTGAGATAAAAGACATGCTAAATCAGCAAGATATGACGGAAACGGCAAAGAAGGTATTTAGTCAATTAACCGATGAACCGGCTACTGCTGGAGATATCGCCTGGTTGACGAATTTATCAAGGCCATGTTGTGAATTGATTCTGACACAGCTTGTTCTGGCTGGGTTGTCTGACTACCAGCTTGGCTGCTATATGCGCCTCCGTAAGTATGTTTGATTACGGCGGTTTTTAGCTGTGAGAATGGGCGGCTGGTGGGTGTTGTAGCACCCGGCCAGCCATTCGCTCATGTAGAAGGTCACAAGCGAACCAAGGCCCACTGCTTTAGCGCAAAAGCATAGTGAGCCTACCAGAGTCCCGCTTACTGATCTATGAAAAATACTGTAAAAATATCCAGTATTGAATTAATCAATGCTGATTGCCTGCAATACCTCCCATCGCTACCCGATAACTCCATTGATCTTATTGTTACCGATCCGCCTTACTTTAAGGTGAAGCCAAACGGCTGGGATAACCAATGGAAGGGGGACGAGGACTATTTACGTTGGCTGGATAGCTGTCTGGCACAGTTCTGGCGAGTGTTAAAACCTGCCGGCAGCATGTATCTGTTCTGCGGGCACCGCCTGGCAGCGGATATTGAGCTGTTGGTGAGAGAGCGGTTTAACCTGCTCAACCATATCATCTGGGCTAAGCCATCAGGGCGATGGAACGGCTGCAATAAGGAGAGCTTACGCGCTTATTTCCCGGCCACTGAGCGCATCATTTTTGCCGACCATTATCAGGGGCCATACAGGCCCAAAGACGATGGATATGCCGCAAAGTGTAATGAGTTAAAGCAACACGTCATGACGCCTTTAATTTCTTACTTCCGTGATGCACGGGAATCTCTTGGAGTGACGTCGGCTCAGATAGCAGAAGCCACAGGTAAGAAAAATATGGTTTCCCACTGGTTTGGCCTTAGTCAGTGGCAGCTACCGAACGAAGCCGATTATTTAAAGTTGCAGGCTTTGTTTCAAAAAATCGCCATGGATAAGCACTCACGCAACGAACTGGGAAAACCTCACCACCAGCTTGTCGCTACCTGGCAATCGTTGAGCAGAAAATATTCTGAACTCCAGCAGGAGTATTACCGTTTACGGCGACCATTCAGCGTATCGGTCACAGTGCCATATACCGACGTCTGGACTCATAAGCCTGTTCAGTTTTATCCAGGTAAACACCCATGTGAAAAGCCTGCGGATATGCTGGAGCAGATAATCACAGCGAGTAGCCGCCCGGGTGATGTTGTAGCTGATTTCTTTTTTGGATCAGGTTCAACGCTCAAACAGGCTGCTCTTCTCGGGCGAAGGGGACTAGGTGTCGAACTGGAAACCGAGAGATTTGAACAGACGGTCAGTGAAATGCGTAATTTGCTGGAGCACCGGCCACCACAACCAAATCCCTTACCTTAGGGCTTAACCGGGCGTAAGCCACCGGATAAACGTAACCGGCACTTAAATGGCTGCGGGGCCAGCGTCTGAAGCGAATCCCGATCACGATGCGAAAACTACATGTCCCAGCTGCGCGCAAAGTGACTTAAAGGCAGGGCCACAATTTGAATCTGCGACAACTTAGGTTGGTCGCTCCGTATCAGTAAGCGGATCCATCAGGCTCGCATTCGCGGGCCTTTTTCGTATCTGCGCCACGCTCGGCGTTATTTAACCACAGGACCCTTACCAGGAGTAGGCATGAATCTATCTCTTGAAACGGTTAGGAACTTTTTTTCATACGATGAAACTACGGGCATCCTTTATTGCAAGTCACCTTTTGGGAGTAAAAGTCCTGGCGACACTCTTGGCGTCAAGACTGATACTGGGTATTTAAGGGTATTCTTCAATGGAAAGAATATACGTGTGCACCGAATAATTTGGGTCTTGAAATACGGTGAAATTCCGTCAACCCTTGTTGTTGATCATATTGATGGCGACAAGTTGAATAACCGTATTACAAATCTCAGGCTCTGCACACAAAACCAGAACACTCGCAATCGACGGATACACAGCAATAACGCAGCTGGACTTAAAGGGGTCTATTTCAACGATTCCCCCCGCAATAGAAAAAAATGGATTGCGCAAATAAGTATTGCAAAGAAAAAAATTCGACTTGGTCGCTTCCACACTAAAGAAGAAGCGCACAGGGCGTATGTAGCTGCTTCCAGGCAGTACCATGGTGATTTTTCATCTATTTAAGCTCATAGCCGCCTCGCTCGGCGGAAAAATAAAAACCACAACTTTTCAGGGTGAGCCAGGAGGGACGGTATTACGTCGCCTTGTGGTTACCATCCCTGAGCGTTGGCTCACCACTAAAGAGAGACGTAATTATGTTCGGTATTTTCGGAAAGAAAGCACGTAAAGCCGTTGTTGAAGTGAAAAAAATGGAAAACCGCGATGCCGTAGAAGCCACGGTCTGGGGAGCGTACTCGATTGCATACGCCGATGGTACCTGCGATGCAAAAGAGATTGCAGTGCTGGAGAAGACTATTTCGGCCCTCCCTGCATTTGCGCCATTTGCTGGTGAAATTGCCCAGATGAGTTCGAATATTCGCGCTCGCTATGAAGCATCACCACGTTCAGCCAACGCTCAGGCGTTGCGCGAACTGGCTGACGTTGCCGGGACGGATGACGCTGTCGATGTTCTTTGCCTGTGTCTTGATGTAGCTGATAACGACGGCATCGGGGAAGAAGAAGAGAAACAGCTGAAGAAAATTTCCCAGGCTCTGCAACTTCCACTGGACCAGTACCTGTGATCGGTAAACTTCGCTGGGCCGCAGCTGGGGTGCTTTTGTTTCTGGTGGTTGCTATCGACTTCACCAGCAAAATGATGTCAATCCTGGCTGATGGCGTGCTGGTAGCCGGGGTAATCGCTTTGCTCTGGCCCCTTATTAGAGCCAGTGATTAGCACTGTGCAAAAGGCATCGTAATGGTGCCTTTGACAGAGTGTCAGTTATTGACGCCGCCTATGACTACATCCTAAATTATCCGTGTGGTGAATCCCCCTATGCGGAGGGGCGTCCAACTAATAGAGCGAAAGCCCTGTGAATACCGCGCGAGTAATGTCTGTTGGGGCATGCTCACCGGGAGGCACCCGGCACCACAACCAATATAAACAAAGAAACAGCAGTGGCAGGCTCGCTTCGGCGGGCCTTTTCTTTGGGCGAAAAAAAAGCCCGCATGGTTTCATGCAGGCAAGGTAGTTACATTTAGATTTTGTCCCAGTATATGTTTTTTTGTCCGGAAACCGAAAGATACTTTCTCGAATACATTTTGTAAATAACGGATTCAAATCACAAGGCCATGCATTTGCATGGCTTTTTTATTTGTGCCACCAGAGCATCATTCACTCTGTGCTTTGTCGTTAATCCATCTGGCGGCCATCCTAAAGGACTATCTGCTGAGTTCTTTTT